TATATTGTTGGATCCCATGGTCCAATTTCTTCTCCATCTACACCACGTCTGGTGCCAAAACTAATATCTGATCCACCGGTTAAATCATATTCTTCAAAGTCCTCTTCCCTTTCAAAAGTTTTAAAAATTTCAACAAATTCACATCCAGTATTTTGATTGAGTCCCGTCCTAGGAGAACCCCCACCAGATCCATCACCAGATCCATCACCTCCACTACCACCAGCACCAGATCCATCACCTCCACTACCACCAGTGCCACTACCTGCACCAGAGTTGCCAGAGTATTCTGGATCTCCGATCATGATAGGTCGAACAACTGCTCCAGCTCCAATACCGTAAACATCTATCACATTTGTTATTGGGGCATATTGATATCCCCATCCACCTTCAATCAAATCTACAGCAAGGAGCCCACCATCATCCCCAAATACCGGATTTCCTGCAGCACCTAATCCACCACCACCAGAAAAAAGTACCTTAGGAAACTCATCCTTAAATGCACTTGGTGCAATTTCTCCATTATCACCATAGATATCAAGACCTGTTATTCCAGCACATCCATCCTTGCCTCCAGCAGAACTTGCTGGAATAAAATCCTTCGGCGTAAGTTTATTAACATCATTAATATTCATATACTCAATTTTATCTCTTGTTTTGAGAATAAATTGAGTTCCTGGATTTAATTTTGCATATACGTTTGCTTCATGACGAGAAACATTACCAACATATCCCCTCTCAGGGTCAATATATCCAACCTTAATATCTTGTTTAGTTGATGGTCCAAAAAGATCGAATGACATTATAGATTATACTTTATCTTCATATTGAGTATTTATGGTGTTGGAACAGCATAAGGCACTTCCTCTCCTGGAGGAATACTTTCATCAGTATTAGAAACTCCCTCATCAACAGCTTCTATACTTGGAGAATCTGAATCTGGTTGAGCAGTACCACCCTTTGCCATACAATACTTATCAGACACCGCAACATTTGGTTTTAATTCACACCCAAAAATATTAAGTTTGAAATTGAAGAATGATAGCGCAGCACCCATACTCGAAGCAATATCTCCTAGTGAACCTAAAAGATCAGGTATCTCTAGACCTGCATCTGAAATTTGATCTTGAATATCTTTGAGTAATTCACCTAAGTTATCTAAAAGGTTATTATTTGCATCTTCAATTAAGGTTTTGTTTGAAGAAATAAGAGTAGAAACTAAACCTTCAGCATAACAAGTTGGAACACTCGGTTGTCTTTTGATATTATCTGCATCACCATTTTCAATATTTTCTCTTGCTTTTGCTTCAGCCTCCGGCATGTTCAGGGCATCAGATAAGGCACCCTCTATTTGACCACAGATATTAGATGTAAGTTTTCCATACAAACACAAAATTAATTGGGTAATAATTTCCTTTGTATCTGCAAACAGAGCTCGCATGTCAGTGGGTAGTGCTGCTACCACATTTGCCAATGCTCTATTAATTTGTTTCATAACAAATTCCATAATCTTGTCAAAGATTATCTTCATATACTTTGCGATTTCACATGCAGCAGCAGAGATTAATTTCTGTACGCTTTCTATAGCGTTAGATGCTGCATCAATGTAACTGGATATTGTTGCAAGATATGAGTTTAATTTTTCTGTTAATGAATTTATGACTGTTTGAATTGCTGTTATTGCTGACTGAATAAATTCTTCAGGGTCAGGTTTCATTATAACATTACATTCTCTAATTTTTGATTCACGTTTTACGTCAGCAACAGAAAGTTGATGTGGTGCATCAGGATTTTCTTTGGTTGGAGAACCCTTACTAGGTGATGCTGGTGATTCTTGTAATCTCCTCCTCGTGTTAAGGTCATCAGCAACTGCTTGTTTAGCGGCATTTTCTACTTCTTCAGGGCTTGCTCCACTATTTCTTGCTGCTTCTCTAGCATCTGTCGCAATTTGAAGTTGTCTTTTAGAAAGAGTTTTAGTTGGATCTAATCCAAACTTATCAAGTTTAACACCTGGTGCTGGTGGTGCAAGTTCTTTTGCTTCCTTAGAGTCAGTAGGTTTCTTTGTAACTAAATCATCATCTGGTGCTGTCGGTTTAGAACTTCCTGGATATGGTTTTTTTCCTTCAGCATATCCGCTGGTCGGAGTGTAATTAGTTTCTGTTGTTCCAATTTTTAAACCTAATTGAGTCTGAGCATTATTGCCCAGAATTCCCATGATAATAGGAACTTGTTGATCAGGTCCATCAATAAAAAATCCAAATACAAAATTACCCTGACGGACCTGAGGAGTTGCCCATGAACCTGTCTGTCCACCACCAGCAGTGACGGGATACATTACATTTGCCCATGGCAATTCTATATCAGTGATAGATTTTTCTTCTTTATCATGGAGACCCATGATACGAACTTTATATCTTCTACCCCATCCAGGAATACTATTTGGATCCTCAAATTTTCCAGGCAGGATATTATCTCTCCATTGGGTATCGTCCATGACTTGGCCGATCCACCAATTAAAACCTCCTCCTAGAAAACCAGGATCAAATAGCGCCCCTGCCTCTGTCATTAATCTTCGTAAATCCTACACTCATCTGCTTCTGGATTCTCATCACAATACATTTCAAATGCTGTAGGATCATGATGATCTCCTGCTGCAATGTCTTTAGCGTGTTCTTTCGCATAACGCTCTAGATGTTCCAATTCATCTGCCGTATGACGACGCATCTGAGGAGAAATTGTTGGGTCTTGAAGGATATCTTTGTCCTTCTGAATATGAGTTTCGATATTTTCCATGTTTATTTTTAGAATGTAGTTATAGTATCATAAGGTGCTGTTCTTTGGGAAGAAAGTTTCACTCCAGGAATTTTTGTATCAGCAGCTGGTTTTCCAGTCTTTGCTTTTCCTTTTCTACCAAAAGAATCTCTCACTAAGTTTAATTTAGTAAAAGTTCCTTGCGGGTTAATTAGATGGCATAGTGCGGATATTATATATAGTCCTCCAGCATAACGGTCAATATCGTCATTTTTTGTTTCCATCTGTGCAGAAGGTGCATCAAAATAAATGGCATCTCCTGCATGAAGAGAAAAATCTCCTGGTATAGTAATCTCAATCTGAGAAGAGTACACCTGATTAAAGCGTAGGATGGCTTGATTTTTAATCTTATCTACTTTAAGATTTTCTTCTTTTGATTTTTCAAGTTGTTCCTGAGTGCTACCTGGACGTAAAGCACCGGTATCACGTATAACCCAAGTTGTTCTTGAGAATTTTATTCCGAGAGTGTTTGTTGTATCTGCAATCTCTTTATTCATTATGGGTAATTCTTTTGCTCCCATATCATATAGAGGTTCTACCCCACCTAGATCCTTGGGTGCAATAGGATTTATTATTTTATAATCACAATCCCACATATCAAAAGTAATCAATCTAGTGGTTTGAAATCCTGCTTCTTTTTTTCTTTGAACATCTACTCGGTTATCTTTAACAAATGACAGTGCTGATATGTCGTACCCCTCTGGAATATCTGCACCCCTGTTGTCTGGAGTTTCATTATAAATGATACGTTTCTTTTCTTCTTGATCGAATAGAAAATCAATTGATTTGAAATGATATCCTTCTGAAGTTTCAAAAAAGAAAAATCCTGCTGTTGTCCCTGGTGGTTTGTTCGCAGGAGCAGATCTTGTGCATAACCAATTCAGAGCATAGAATGGTTTCTTTTGTGCGGGTATTGTTATACATTCAGTTGACTCTTCAATATCCATTTCCTTTTTCGTCTGCAAAAACTCTGTCAATATTCTCTTAACAGCATCAGATGGTTTTTCTTCAAATCTTTTATTAACTCTAACTTCTTCATTGAGTTCATACTCTTCCGATACAAACTTTAATCCGACCATACCTTTAGTTGTATCATCATTAAATGGAGAAACGTTATTTACAAGAAAAGTAAGATCAATTACATTTTCATTATTGTCTTCTATACTAAATTCTACTTTCTCTTCCCCTACAATTGGCAGACCTTCAACAGCACTTACTACTATTCCTCTTTCATCTTCGATAGTATTGCCAGAGTCCGCATAATTGACGGTAACCATGATAGAATCTTGTAACACACTTTCATAATACCTGAGTTCAACTACACCATTTGCAATAGACACAGTTATTCCTGGTCTTTTATTTGAAAAAATATCTATCTTTTTTATTGCTGCTGGATTAGCTTGAGCAGTAGTAACTTTTTTTGATTCTGCCATGTGTATTACCTCGTACTTCTATTTAACCACCTCGATAGAGACTATCTTGATGTGTCTCATCGGCAGATATCGGTCCAGGAACAGAAATTTTATTGGATCTGGAATTATTCCCTGCTGTTGGTGTTGCGACAGGAACAAATTCTACCACTGGAATAGGAATTACCTCTGCCATGTCATATGAAGCATACTGACTGAGAACTTTTGGAGCGTCTTTTCCTTCTGCCTTATTAAGTGCTCTTAATAATCCAGGGAAGGTTCCCTCCAATGCTTTGGTAGAGTCAGCGTCAATTACATATTCTTTTCCTTCCTCTGCCATCATATAGAGACCTCTTCCTTTTGTAGACCCACCCATTCTCATAAATCCTTTAATTCTTCTACGCATTTCATCACCACCACTACCATATAAGTCTTTATGACTATTGAGTTTGTCTAAGTCCCAACGTTCAACTGCTGCCAGTCCACCAACTGATGCTGCGTCTTTAGTCTTATCAGTATCAGAGCGTCCTCTACCAAAGGGACCATAGTTAGTGTGTGCATTATATCCATCAACGTTTGATCCTGCCTCACCATGAGTCATCACGTTCTTAGTGGTAATATCCGCTTTAGTCCAACCCCATTTCGTTGCAATTCTTGCTCCTTCTTTTGCCATTGCGACTCTTTGTTCCTCGGTTGGCCATTGCCCTATATCTGGGTTAGCAGCAAGAGATAGTCCGATAGAACCACCACCATTTCTATTATATGTGTGACCACCAGTGCTTTTACCATACTCAAATTTGCGGTGCATTGTACCATCACCAGTGAAGACTGTATGATAGGGTCCACCAGTGCTGGTATAATTTCCAGCAGTCCAGTGTAGATAGAGAGCACTACCCTTATCATTAATATTCATACTGGCTTTTCCTGAGGGAGCCACTTTTTCTGGCGGCATCCCACTCTGTGGACCTGCTGTCTGTGTCGTTGTAGATGCCTTTCTAGATGTTTTTCTTTCATCTGTTTCACCATCAACTGTTCCCGGTGATGGGTTCTGTACAGGTTTCTTTCCAAATATATCTGGGAAGAAAGCAGCACCTAACATTGGAACAACCATGAGAGGGTTATAAAGGTTAAGAAGGTTTGGATATTTACTTATTTGTTTTTGATTTTGGAAAGGTGGAATATCTCCTTCAGCATATCCACGATCTCTAAAGAAATCATATGTTTTTGTAAAGTTCGCTATAGTGGTAGCGACTGATCTAATACCACCAAAATTGGGTAAATCAAAATAACTTTTCTCAAAGAACGTATCAATAAATCTACTAATTCCACTCTTAAAGAAATCAACAATCAACCCACCTACATTAAGGGCATTAGTAATTGCTGTAGATAATTTCTCTCCTGCTTCCTTTGGACCACCACCAAGTATAAGTGAATAGAGTAAATCACCAAAAAATGCTCCTAGTGTTTCGCCCAACATCGTACCAAGGATGGGGATAGGAATAAAACTTCCAAGCAATCCACCAACAGCGGCACCCAAACCTTTAAATACTGCCTGACCTATTGGTTCACCAGCAAGTAAAGAGGCAACAGCAACAACAATAGGGCCTAAGATAGGAATTCTACCGAAGATACCTCTTACTGACTTTAGACCTGCTTTACCAAGTATCTTTGTTGCAAGTCTTCCAGGTGCTTTTTTCAAACCACCCTTCGTCACGCTACCTGGTTTTGCTGTTTTTGATGCTAGTGAATCTGCACCAGGTCTTGCAGTTATTTGACGCCTACTTATCGCTCTATTTACAGCTGCTCGTGCTTGAGATGGAGTTTTACCATTGTTTAATGCATTCTCATATATGGTCCTTGCCTCGGGACCAAATTTTTTCTGAATACTTCTGATACGTGCATTTTTAGTTCTATCTGCTGCTGTTGGTGGTCCTTTCCCCATTCCACCACCAGTCCCTACTCCACTTCCTTTGGGTGTGCGTTTAGGTTTTAGTCCTAATTCTCTTCTTAATAACTCCTTTCTCCCCTTGCCACTCAGATTTGTTGTTACCATACCAACTATGGCAATCGCATTAAGTAAATTAAATAAATGATCTCCTAACAGATCAAATTTCTTAACAGCATCTTCACCACCCCATTCATTTATTTTCTTTACCGCATCTTTATACGCAGTAAATCCCCAAGATAGAAAAGTCCCTAGTCCATCAATAATACCTAAAACAATATTACTTACAAAATCAATAACTCCAGCAATAAAAGGTACTATTTTTTCAAGGAGAGGTGCAAACTCTATAAGTCTAAAGAGAACAAATCCAAGAAGAGTTGTCATGATGAATTTCTTCACCCTATCAAAGAACCCTATTTTTGGTACTTTAAGTCCACCTTTTTTATTTTCTTTTTTAGTAATATTTGATTCTAGTTTATCCTCTTTTTCACGTCTTGCTGCTTTTTGTTTTTCTTTTCTCTCTTTTTCAATTCGTTTTTTCTCAGTTATGACAGATCCTTTTAAAAGTTTATCAATCTCTATAACCTTTTTCTTTATCTCTGGTATTTTTTTACCTTGTGTTTTTCTAGCACTAAAAGATATCGGTTTAATTTTAGCCGTAATGTTAGATCTAATCGGAGTAATTGCTCCAATGTCAGAGGATCCAGGGAGTAGTTTTTGGGATGAGATTGCCATGAATTATACTGTTATCCCAAGAACTTGAATTTTTCTACTAGAGGCCATTTGATCCGCATTAATTACTGGGACATCACTACCAGTTTCACCGGGATCATACGAAGAAGAATCTGCGGTATCCATCTGCCCCTGTCCTTGCACCTGTTGAGATTGCATTTGTTGATATGCTGAAGTGCTAGTAGGTCTTGATGGTTTAGATATTGATGCAGTTTTTACACCAAGCGATTCTCTAAGTTCATTATAATCAAAGGCAGCACCTGCACCAAATTTAAGATTTTCTTTTAAATCTTCTATTGACATTTCTGATGATCCACCACCAGAATCATCGCCAGTGCCACTATCACTACTAGAAATATCACTAGAACTACCACCAGAGAAAGAAATACTTTGTTCTCCAGTAGAAACTTCCTTCAAACTACCAACTTTAGATCCCGGTCCAAAGAAATAGTTACCGCCAGGGCCTCTTCTGATGGCACCAGATGTAGAATATCCTCTGAAAGATACCTTATTTCCGATAAACTCTCTAGATTTTTTAGACAAGTTTCCATTGGTTTGATGATCAGCAAGGACTGTTGCTGCAGTAGATGCTGATCCACCGTTAAATAATTTTTCAAGTTCTTGTAATCCATTAGATCCACCAGCAATTTCTAATAACTTTTTCTTTCTTTCTGCTGGATTTGATCCCAAAGTTTTAGCAATTTTACCATATTTTGATGCAGCCGCACCATCTGCACTTGATCCATACAATGCTGAAGAATATGGAGAGAATTGTTCTCTAGCGGTAATTTGATTGAACAAACTCTTTCCATATACTCTCATAGAACCACCTGCTTGTGCATCGGCAGTACGATTAAGCATAACCTGGAAAGCATCCGATGCATTCTGTCCGCCACTTGCTTCTAAAGTAGATAAGAATGCAGCGGCAATTTGTTCCGCATTTGCCATATTGGTCTTTTCTTTCTTATCTTTTTCACTAGGAATCAGAGGGGTAGATGCTTTTACAGTCGCTGTAGGAACTGATGTAGGAGTATCAACTCCATATTGTTTTGAGAGTGCTGCACTAATGGCCGCTGGATCAAAATCACCTGCTGGAACTTCAGGTTGCCTTTCAGCAGACTGTCTGTTTTCCTCTGCTGGTTCAGTATCAGGACCGGCATGAACATGTCCACCACCAGAAGCATAAACAGATCCACCTATCATTCTGGGTCTGTTAGTTCCACCACCAGCAGCATTCATTGATGCAAGTGTACCCGAACCATATTTTTGAACCGCACCACGACTCATAACAAACTCACCTGGAGTTAGCATCGCGGGGATGGTATCTGTTCCAGATGATCTTGGACGACCATGAGCATGACCACCGCCAGCAAATCCTTGAGGTACTAATCCTCCTTCACTAAACATCAATCCGAAACCCCTTTGGCGAACCATTTCTCTTCTTAACTGGTTTCCAGAGGGAGTTTGATCATTAGATTTATCATCATCTTTTCTACTCTCAACAAATTCTTTTGGAGTTACTGTTCCAGCATCGTCAACCTTATTTTCCTGTTCTCGCATTTGTTCATTTCTGATAGCCAAATATGCTGCGCCACCAGCAGCAGCAATCGCTGCTGCCGCTACAGGGTGTGCCAGCGCAAGTTTACCAAGAGTCATTACGATCTTTGGAATAAACTTAGCTGTCATAAAGAGCAATCTCGTGACAAATCTACCCAAACCATTACCAAACAATAGGTAAGCAGCAAGAAGAGCAGGCCAGGTCTTACTTAAGAAAGTACCAATAGCAGTTAATTTATCTTGATTACCATCATCACTAATCCACTCAAGTAATTTGAAGATCACCCTACCAAGAAGAACTGTCTTAATAAAATCAAATACCCTTTCAAATAGACCTTTGACTGGTCCTAAAACTTTATTGGTTGCTTTTGCAAGTCCTTTAAATATTCCTCCCTCTAATCTATCTTCAGATTTTTTTCTCTTTGTTTTTTCATCTTCCCGTCTTTTTTTCTTTGCTTCTTTTTTCTTTATCCTTTCTTGTTCTCTCAAAGTATCAAGAATAGAGTCAATCCCCTTTAGTATATCATCAATATTCTCTTTAGTTTCTTCACCTGCTTGTTGTGGAACAAGTTTTCCAGGATCAATCTTAGGTGCTTTTACAATAGCACCACCACCAATATTACCACCGAGAGATGATTTTTGTTCAAATGTTGTTTTAGAAGCTGATTGTTTCTTCTCTAAAACTTTCTCTACAAATTTTTGAAAATCTATCTTATCTTTTCTCTTTTTAAATCCTTCTTTTCTCTCAGTTGGAGATAATTTCTCACCATCAATAGTCCCTTCAGCAGTAAGTTCATCAACATACTGCTGGTATCTTTCACCGAAAAACTTAGAACCGAATTTACTAGATGGCATTCCTTTGTTTTTGCTTTAATTCTTCTTCCTCAAGATGCTGCTGCAATAGTGCAACATAGATGTCTCGTTCCCAAGGCATCAAGTTTTCAATCTCAGTTAATGAATATTTATGATACTGCATTAAGGCAAAATTAAGTTTGTAGTAGTTCTCCAGATCCATGTGGATCATGGCTACGCGAAAAAACCTGCCAGTCCCTCAACTACAACATCACTAACCACCTTAGTGTTGGGGTTCTTAACCTTAATTGTATGAGAAAGTTTAGGCATTGTTTCAAAGAATTTCTCAATCTCTTTAAACTGAGATGAATTCATCTGTTCCAAGAACTCAGTGATCTCTTTCTTGGAGCAATCCTCAGTTGCCCATACTTCATCCTCAGTATAAATTTTATCAATACATGTTCCAATCAATTCAAATGATTGATCCATTGCATTACCATCATCAAAATCAAAATTATTTTTAATGAACTGGTCAAGAGAAGGATACTTCATCTCCATCATGATATTTTTATCTATCTTGATTTGATTATTATGCTCATCATTTTTTTGAACATGAATATCATCAAGATTAATCATGTGTTTTACCTGAGTCTCTCCATCATCAGGGCAGGTTATATTTACTTCAATTTCTTCACCAACAGATTTGCCCCGAATATTTAAAAACAGGAATTCAATATCAAAGGTCGGAAGATTTTCAACCTTGATACCTTTAGTTTGAATGCAGTTCTTAATTACATTCTTAATAGCAGTTGTGATTTGCTTTGTATCTTCGCTCTCTAAAGCAATCACAAGAACCTTTTCTTCTTTTACAAGGAATGGTCTGTATTGAATTTTATCACCTGTAGATGGTAATTCGAGTTCATATACCGGTGTGGCAATCTTTGGTAAAGGCATAATGTCCTATAGAAGTTCAGTGTTATTATTTAGATGGGTTATTGGAAAAGGTCTCTGGTAAATATAGTTTTTCTCATATTATCAGAAAAACCTTCAGCGAAACCATCTGCTCCAATGGTATTGAAATCAATACCATTGGGAGTTTCAAAATTTTCTGTGCCAAGGTTTAAATCAAGATCAGTGGTAAAGAACTGATTGTTTATATTTGATTGTTCTGTGACATTTGGTGGAGTCGAGCCAGAAGTTCTAACAGGTTTATTAATATAGTATCTAATGTAATTCATTGAAACTGTTACTTTGAGTAAACTTGATGCATCATAAGAAACCGGCATAGATGAAACCGACACTGGATATGCTCTAACAAAATTATAAGTCAAAGAATTCTGATAGTCTCTTTCAAACTTGGTAATTTTTAATCCTTGGTCCATCATATAAAATTTTGGATATTTTGCTCGATAATGATATTCCTTTGCTGCAATATCTTTATCACCCTTTTCTTCATTCATAATATAAGATATCCATGCCTCAAAAAAACGAATTGATAGATATCTCTTTGCATCAACGTAAAAAGTAAGATCAATCTTACCATCAAATTGTCTTCTATATGCATGCCTCTCAGTCACACCAGTGCGATCATTATTAATTTCAAATGTTGATAGTTGAGATCCAGGGAGACTCGCATCACTACACGATAAATTAAAAGATCTTTGTTCAACACCAAGGATTGATTTTAATGCCGTAGGAAACGGCATCTCAACATCAAAGTGTGATGTTAGAGCAGGATTTAGTAGTGCTGATTTAATATCGGCAATTGTTTTAGTTTTGCCCAGTCTATCGGTGAGTGCCATTTATAAATAGTTTTTACCTTATATATTATGTATGGCAGAAAGTATCAAGAGTAAATACAGTCCGTCATATCCCAACAAATACAAAGGTGATCCTACTAATATTATATGTCGAAGTAGTTGGGAACGCAAGTTTTGCCGTTGGTGTGATTTAAATGAGAGCATTCTCCAATGGGGGAGTGAAGAATTTCATATTCCATACGTCTCACCAAAAGATAATCGTGTTCACAAATACTTTCCCGACTTTATCATAAGAGTAAAAGAAAGCACAGGTGAAGTTAAAACTTATGTGATTGAGGTGAAGCCTAAGAAGCAAACAAAACCTCCAGCAAAAAGAAAGAAAGTAACAAAATCATACATCTATGAATGCACTACTTGGGAAATTAATAAAGCAAAGTGGAGAGCTGCTCAAGAGTTTTGTGATGATAGAAAAATTGAATTTAAGATTATCACCGAGGACGAATTAGGTATCAAATGAACCGCATAGAACCTATCATTGATGATGTGCAACAAGAGGGTAGTGTTGATGATAGGATGACGCTAATCACTTATGCACTAAATGATACAGTAACTCCAATACCAGAAGTTGGAAATATATGCACATTTTATTACTATGCAAAAACTCCAAACATTGAGTATGATCAACATCCACTAGTTGCTGTTACAGAATTATTCAACTGGGGGTTTCGTGGTATTAATTTTCATCATAGAGAGTATAGACAATACACCTGGGAAGAGTTAGGAAGTCAAGTATACATAGTACAGCAAGATGAACTTGATGACTTATTGTCACTACAATATGGAAAATTCATACTAAATAAATAAAAAGATTTTATCTTCTTTCAATGGGACTACTTAATTTTCTAACTAATACTCTTGAACTGAAGTCGGGGGATGAGGAACAGGTCAAAAATGGTGAAGCTCAGATTATAGATGGATTAGATGCGATTGAAACAAAACAAGATAGAACTCTAATCGGAGCAAAATATGAGAAAGTTACAACAACAAGAGGGCAAGGTAATCGAAAAGTAACAACAGTCCGAACGGTTGGTGGAACACCCATAACACATAGAACAGTTACTTATTTGAGTAAAGATGATAAAAATAATATAACCAGCGCGAAAAGAGTTGTCTTTATCATAACAGAAGATGATAAAGGTGAAAAAGTATGGCGTCCAGCGGCAGTATCAAACGATGGAGGAAAGACATATCAGTTTGAAGATGAAGAATATCCATTAATGTCTACTGGTGGACCAGATGGTGGTCCTGTGGCTGG